GTGGCTATGGAGATGTCAGATGACATGGAAATAGAGGAAGAATTTTTTGAAATGGCTGAAAATGATATGCCTGAAATGGAAGAAATGCAAGAAGAACCTACAGAAATGGAAATAGAAGAAGAAGAAAGTGTTGACATGGAACCTAAAACAGAGGAAGATACCATGGAAATGCCTGCTGAAGAAGCAGAAGAAATGGAGGTAGCTAAAAATGAAGAACCCCAAGAGAATGAAGAACCTACTGAAAGTTCTGAAGAAGCACTGGAAGAAGAGTCGGGATCGGAAGAAAGCGTTTCAGAGACTGTTGAGGATGAGAAAGAATCAATTGAAGAAACAGATGTCGCTGACGACGGAGGAATTAAAACTAAAAACATTCAAGTCAGCAAGACTATAAAGATTAAAAACGTAGATGTTGGCGAAATAAAGATACAAGTCAACCCAAAAGACATATTTAAGGAGGTCGTTAGCTTAGATTCATACGAAAGTAAGGATTTTTATAAAGATAGCGGCCTCAAATACGACGTAAATGACGATTTTTTTGATCAAGCAAGCATGATTCAGTACAATAAAGAGATATATACAAATGTCACCTTGGTTGCTTATATACAAACAGATCCTGTAACTGTGTACAAACAAGAGCTAGAAGAATTGGCTATACAAAAAGCTGGCATTATGCTAGAACTCAAACTATTAAGAGGTAACTAATGAAAATTATAGAAAAATTATCAACATACGCTGCATTAATAGGCGTTATAGGGGCCATAGGCGGAGGTTTTTACACCTGGGGCCAGTTTAATACACGTCTTGACGCAATAGAATCAGCACCATCTGTAGATTTATCACCACTTGTAGCGAAAGATAAAGAACTAGCTGCAAAGATAGACGAAGCTTTATTATATGCTAACGAATACAAAGTAGATTTAATTGATAGAATTAAAAAAGTAGACGATAAAATTGTACCTGTTGATTTAACATCTGTATTTAAAGAGATAGGTAAAGTTAGAGAGCAAATAGCTATGCTGCCAGAACCAGCTGACCTACAACCTATATACGATGCTTTACAAGCATTAGAAGAGTATGGTTGGGAATTAGAAGAATCTGTTGAAGAGTTAAGCAAAGCCACAGCAATAGTATCAAAAGAAAACGAATTACAAGACATACAAATTAAAGAAATTAAAAAGAAGTCTGATAATCCGTTATCTAAGTAAATCACATGAAGGTCTCTGAGCAAACAAATGTGCAGATGCCACTTAAAACGGTTGTTAGCCTTATCACATTAGTTGCTGTAGGAACATGGGCTTACTTTGGATTAATTCAAAGAATTACACAATTAGAAACTGCAAAACAATTAATGGAAGCAGATTTACTAAAAAAAGCCGAACAAACCCCCGTAAATCAAGAATTGTACATGCTCATCGAGTTTCTAGCCGGTCAAAATGAGGGCATGGAAAAAGAAGTACAATCTATTGAAAGTAATAATATAAATATAGATTTTATACAAACGCAAGTTGAAAAACTACAAAAAGATGTAGAGATGTTAAAAGATAAAGTAAGATACAATGGTGGTTGAAACAGTTTTCGCGATGATGATGATAGTAAACGGGTCCATGGATGGGTTCATGAAGACAGAAGGTTTATCTCACTGCCTTAAAGTTAAGAGAGAGAGTGAGCGCAACTTATCGGACAATAGAGCAAATGTTATTCGCTATGAGTGTGGTCGTGTAGTGGCAGAATTAGAACCAGACTTAGAAGGTGTTCTTAAAATAAAAAAAATTATAGAGCACGTTAACTAGCATAAGATTTTACTTTTTTTAACATACCATGTACGCCATTGTTTCTGCCTGGCGTTAATAAAGAATCAAGATTCATTTTCTCAAACTCTTTCTGATCAAACTCACTTATATCCTGGGCCCTAGATCCACTGTACACGTCCGCAATAATGCAGACCATACCTTTACTAATCAATGCAGCTGAATCAGCACTAAAATATATTTTATCCTCTACAAAATGTGGTACCAACCATGTCTGTGATTGACATCCAGGAACTTCAAATGATTTAATTTTATATTCTTCTTCCATAAGTTTAGAGTTTTTACCAAAATCCATAATCCATAAAAACTTATCTTGATCTGAATCTATGTTACTTAGTATTTGTAAATATCTTTCTAATTTTCTTTGAATCATAAATTTTTTCTTACGGTGTATTTAGAATCAGGAGCCGGCACATATCCTTCTTTTAATTTTTCTTTATACAACAATCCTATAATAGAATTTTTTGTTACACCAAAATACAATCCAACTTGTGATGCGCTATATTTTCTTTTTAATTCTTTTGCTAATTTTATTTCTTCCTCTGTCCATACTTTTCTCATCTTTTATTTCTTTCATCCAGCTTTGTTTAGGTCCATAGTAGTACGCTGTTGTCTCCTCATATGGATATATTTTTCTTTTTTCTTTGTAGCTTTGTAAAATGTATTTAGACATTGCAACTATCTTGTAATTTTATACATGCAACTTTGTCTACACTAGGCAAAGGTTCAAGGTCCTCGATTATTATTTCATCATCATCTTGCATCCCACCACTTTTTATGTATGAACATCCTGAAAGTATTAAAAAGAAGATAAAGAAGTAAAAAATGCTCAAACCTCCCCATAGAATCACCCGGGTCATCCGTTTAAACCCCGCTAGCGGGTCGTTTTTGGCCTTTTTTATTTCCCGGAATTCCGCCGTTTTTTTATCATAACCCCAAACGGCCATTTCTTCATTTTTTCGCCATTGATTCGTCATCTTTCATCTCCATTTCATCTATTGTCCAATTACACTGCTGTATTGCTCCTTGAATTTGTCCAACACTTGACTCCATGTTCCTAATGGCATCTCTACCTTGATTGATTTTGTTGACGAGATCAGTCATTTGTTTTTCTAATTCTTTTTTTCTATTTAATATTTTTTCTTTCATTCTATACTCCGCATAATCCTTCACATTCATCAGCAAACTCTTCATCAAAAGTTTCACCAAATAGTGATGGTTGTTTTTTTGGTTCTAAGAAATCTATATCGCGAAGTGGTTTCGCTGATTTATGCAAAAACAATTCTGTTTCTGTATTCTTTAAACCATGTCTAATCTTATCATCAACTTCACATGCATCTTCAAAATCCTCAGGATAATTCTTTTGCATGTTTTTCCACTGATCGTTGTGATGATAAGGGCAACCTATGCACGATGACTTACCAGGCATAGGGTGTTTCTTTATATCTCTGTACCAATTAAGACAATCCATACGAGACATTTTCATTTCTATTAAAGGCCAACGTGAGTGCAACCATGGTAATCTTGCATTCTTCATACGCATTGCTTCATCTGTAGATATACCTATCCACTGCTCTACAATTACATCTTTAGGCACTCTGTGTTTTGGTTTTACCCCTAATAATTCTCTTATCTTTTTTTGTATTGGTATAACTTTGTAATCGTGTGTACATTGTCTATACAACATACCTACTCTTTTCTTTCCTCCTTCGTTAGGACGTGATGCAAACAACGGCGGGTTGGGCACACGTCCTGCAAAAGATTTCTCCTCTTCCTTAGACCCTGGTATTGGGTTCGCTGCTCTAATAAGGTCTTCTCTGATGTTTCCTCTTTGAACAGTAACGATAGGACAAATAGTTATAGCCTTTTTTAAATATTCTACGTGTTCGTATACAAACTTAGGTTCCCACCCTGTGTCTGCAAATATCATGTAATCCGGTTTATGTTTTGTTAATCCCTCTTGTGCCATGAGCGCAAGGCATGAGGATTGAACACCAGCTCCTAATGATAGAATACGCATGGTAGGTTCACGTTGTTCACCTTTTCCCTCTGTGCTATCATATTCAGCAGGTGTACCACTTTTTGTTAAATTTGTAGTTTTATAATACTTTGGTTCTTCAGTAGCTGCCACCGCAGCCATATTGTTAAGCCTTTTTTGATCAACTTTTGTTGACATTTGTTCAAGAACTTTTCTTCTCTCAAACTCCATTTGTTCTGGATTTATAGCAAAATTATTTTTTTTTATCTCAGCTCTTTTTTTACCTTGATCTCTATATCCTGGCTTACTCATTTTGCATCACCCCAGTTATCTTTTATTTTATAGTCAGCATTTGACGGAACTTCTAATTTTATACAATTTTCCATAATGTGTTTAATTTCTTTAGCCTCTTTATCAGATTTAACACTACAGTTCAATTCATCATGAACTTGTATTAGTGGTATTATACCTAGTTGTTCGTATATATCAACCATAGCTTTTTTAGTTTGATCCGCAGCTGTGCCCTGTATTAGTCTGTTTAATGCTTTATATGTACCGGCACGTTTGATAGATCCACCCCATTTTGTCAGCGCTTCATCATGAGATACCGCTTTATGAAACACACCTGGATCGTACCAAGCTGGTTCCCACATATCAAACTTACATCTTCTTCCAAGGTAAGTTCTAATAGACCCTATTTGATTTGCACGATTCATTACAGCCTCTAACATACCCTGCATAAATGGCACCTTTTCTCTGAACTCTTTTAGCATTTCTTTAGCGTCACTAGGGGCTATATCTAGATCCACAGCCATCTTTTTATACCCCATACCATACATTACCCCTAGGCCTATTGTTTTAGCTAATTTACGGTCTATTCCTGCCATTTCTGCTGTTTGTTTATGAAAGTCTAATCCTTTTTCAAAAGCTTCTTTAACTTCTGTTGCTCCTTCGTTCTTATTTAACACTGCAAAATGTGTAAGTATGCGCGGTTCTTGTTGTGAATAATCTGCAGACAACCAATACTCTCCTGGTTCAGGTACAAATAGTTTACGTAGTTCAGACCCATACTCATTTCTTATTGGCATTTGTTGTAAATTTGGTGCGTACATAGAAAATCTACCTGTTACTGTGCCACCATTATCTCCACGTATTTGATTTATATGTGCGTGTAATCTGCCCTCATGTATATGTTTTGATATGCCGTCTATAAATGTGCCTTGTAATTTATTTAACACACGTGCTTTTGTAATCATTCTAGGCAATTCGTGTTTGTGTGTTTCTAAAAATGTTTGTGTAAAACTAGGTGCACCAAGTGCTGTACGAGGATACTCTAAATTAACATTGTCAAATGCCTGGGCCACTGACCGTGCTGCAAAGATCTGCACATCCTGCCCAACTATATCTTTTATTCTTTTAAGATACTTTTTCTCTTTGTTAAGTAACTTTCTTTTAAGACCATATGCTCTCTCCATATCAACTCTTACGCCACGTTTTGTCATGTTAAATATAACGCGTATTAATCTACACTCTATGTCGTATACTTTAGTTAAATCGTTCTTTTCTATCTCCGTTATAAATCTTTCATGTAAACGCCATGTAAGTTTTGCGTCAGCTTCTGCGTATTCTCCTACAAACTCTGCCGGTAATCTATACATATCAGCTTTAGGATCTAGCCCTAGTTCCTCTGCTTTTGCTCTTAATAATGATTCGTTTTTAAATTCACCAAGATACTCCGCAACCATGCTGTTCAATGTAAATGAGTATCTATTTTCATTCAACAGTGCAGCAGCTATCATTGTGTCGTGTATATAACCTTTTACTTCTATACCTATTACACTCAACCATCCAATGTCATACTGTGCATTATGAAATACTTTTTGTATGGATTCATCTTCACATACGTTTTTTATATATTTTATAACTTGATCTTTATCCATGTTGCCACCACCCTCATGATCTATAGGATAGTAAGCTGTAAAATCACCACTAGATATTGCTATACCTATGACTTTACCCATTTTTCTAGGCCAACCAGGACCCATCTTTTTAAGTTCAGTATCACAAGTTTCCAAATCTATAGCCACCACATCCTTGCCCTTCATGGACGGAAACTCTGTGGGATGTAGCCACTCTGCTTTTACTTCGTTTTTCTTAAAAAGATCCTGTGTCATCTATTTCACCTGCTATTGCTGCGTAACCTGCCATATCGACAAAGTTATCTATGTTAAACTTCTCTCCTTTATTATTTCTAGATATTTTTAATAGTATCATCATAATAGCAACATCGCTAGGAGTAATGTTTGCCATAGGTTTTAATTTATCATCTAAAAATAAATTCCAATATTCTGCTATATCTGCATGATTTTTATAAGCGTCACCATGTGTTTTATTTCTGTCTGTTGACACAAGATCTTTAGCTTTTATTAATATTTCTTCTTTGTTCATATTATAAATCCTCTTTCTTTTTGTGGTTCAATTATGTGTAGAGATTTTTTAGCACGCGTCACCCCTACATAAAATACTCGATTTGTGTCATCAGAATTAATCTCCATTTCATCCTGATTAGCGCGTGATAAATCTGTCATTAACACTACGTTATCGCACTCCCCACCTTTTGATTTATGTATTGTGCTTAAATTTATTTTTGGTTTTTTATCCAAACCACCATGTAACTCTAAAGATTTTAAATAAGATTTTTCTGTGTCACCCATAGATTTAAAAGTGACATCCCAAGGTTGATCAACATTCATTAACCCATGATGCATTATTAATTCTTCAAGAATATAAGATTTGTTTTCTTCCAATGTCTTACCTCCTTTATATCCTCTTTCTATATTTTCACCAACTTTTAAATTAGAGTAAATTGCCATGACATCAGAATAAGATATTGGTTGATCTTCTAATCTATTCCACGCACTAACTGCTTTTATTAAACTTTCTTTTATCGGTAGTTTATTATCTATAGTGTAAGGTAATCCTAAATTTTTTAAATCCATTTGCAAATCATCTAACATGTATCCACAAGTTGCCAAAGCAAGCCAATTGCCTTCACTCATGTCTATAAATCTAGCATCTTGATGAAATCTAACTTCGCCCTCAACATCTCTTGGTTTCCATTGTTTTGGTCTTCTTTTATCTATTCTTTGAACAATGTCATGAGCTATTCTATGGACAGATAAAGGACATCTATATGACTGATCAAGAACGCTTACTTCACCATCCATGTTTATTAAGTGTTCTACATCTGCACCCATCCATCTAAATATAGCTTGGTCATCATCACCACTGACATATACTCTTTGACTTTTTTCCCATATTTTTTTACACATTCTCCACTGTAATTTTGTAAGATCTTGTGCTTCGTCTACTATTACAACTTCTAGAGGAGGTGTAGTTCCAAATTCTACAAACTGCGTAAGCATATCTGTAAAATCAAATTTATTATAAGTTTGTTTGTAATCTTCAAAAGAACGATAAGCCCACAATAACTCATCCCAAGAGTAATCTAAATTAGAACTATTATAAAACTCTTGCAGCTCCTGGTCCTGCATCTTTGATTTATTTATATCTCTTAAATATTTATTGTCTGTTGACACCATTCCATTTTCTTCCCAATCAGCTGACACTCTTTTTAATTCTACACCATACTTATCAGAAAATTCTGCATAATCTTTGTTGTCCATAACCTCTGATTTTGTAAATCCCATTTGCCTTTTACCAAAAGCATGCAGCGTACAAAAGTATGGTAAATCTTTATCTGTAAGATTAAACTTTGATTTTGCTCTATCACGTGCTTCGTTTGTTGCTTTAGTAGTAAAACTAACAAAAGCTATTCTGTCCGGTGCAGTGCCATCTTTAAGCTCCTGGTCCACGATCCGCAGTAAATTTTCAGTCTTACCTGTGCCAGGTGGTCCAAGTATTATCTTAATCTTACTGTGCATTTGCCATCCTTTCCTACAAATATAAATTTCATCTTTAATCTTTTTTGCTCTAATGTCAGTGCTCTACATATACGTGTTCCTGGTTTCCAAGTCTTACGATAACTTTCAGTCTTTACATCAAATATTTCTACCGCTCCTTTTTCATTTATTGCTATGAGGTCAGCAGGTCCAACTCCATATAAATTTTTAAAAACAAAATAACCTTTTTCTATTAAATGTAATATGGCTATCTGCTCACTCTGCATTCCCTTTTTTAATTTAGAAAGGCGCACCATCAACCTCCTTTATGTCAAACGCTGAATCTTGTTGCTGGTATGCCGGCACACCCCACACACGCACAGTTCTACCTTTAAGATTAAATTTATCACTTTTACCATTAAGCCTGCGTAGTGCTTGTACTAACTGACCTGTATTGTAGTGTGTAAATTTATTTCTAGTTAGATAATCTAAAAGATCCTTTAATCTAAACCATGTAATACCATCTTCGGTCCATGGTTTACGTAATAATAATTCATCCCTATTC